AGACTCCCCAGCCTTCCTTGAAGCAATCCCGTATCACTATCTCAGCGTGTTGTTCGTATTTGTCCATCAACCCAGCTCAATCGTAATAACCAGCAATGGCTGGCCGTAAACCTTTTTGACCGACAACTGATACACCTGGTCGTCATCATCGTATGCGATACCGTTCAGAGCATCCAACGCGGCTTTGGCTACGTTGTCAATGTCTGGCCGGCCTGGTGTAAACTCACCACGCAATGCTGCTTGCTGCTTTTTCTTTGTCCACGACTTCGGTATTTCAAACTGCGCCAGGATGTGCATCTTGACCGGCGCCGATGTCTTGACCCATCCAACTGATTCAATCTCGCGCTGCGCTGTCATGCCAATCAGCTGCTCGTAAACCTTGGTCTTTGCTGGCGTGTATGTTCTGCCCCTGGCGAACCTTGGACGCCCTTTGCCTACCGGCTGGCCTGGCACAACGATGTGTAGCTGATCCGTCATTGCCGAGATAACCAGGCATCAACTGCTTTGGGCGCCGCAGCTGCCGGATCGTTTATGCCTTGCTCGATCATCTCGACCACGATTTGCGCCTGGCTGCATGATTTTTTTTCTGCCAGATCATCAATTTTTTTCTTTAAGACTGCCGGAACCCGTAGGTAAAACCCCACTAAATCCTCGGATTTCTGCCGTTTTTTGGCCATTCGTACCCTCACAAAAAAAAGTTAATAAAAATGCGATATCCCTATTGACTTAACCGATATCGGTTGCTATGTATAGGGTGACTGATGGCTAATAGGAGGCTAAACAATGAATGATCTTTTCGATTTACCAGGCGCTCGGCAAGAGACCGGCAACCGGCAGACAGACATCGAGCTGCACGTTGCCGAGGCTCAAGACAAGCCTGTAGAGGGCAAGATATACAGCTTATGTGCAATCGCCAAGGGTAAGACCTGGGCAGAAGCGGAGGTTAAATAATGACTAAGACTTACAAACACGAGAAGTTCGTTGACTACTTCTATTGCAGCAAGCATTGGGATGACCTCGATTGGTTCAAGTTCATGGTCGATTTTGACGGTCATACTGGTTTGGTTACTGCCGAGCATAGACAAGACAAGGACAAGTTCTTTGTAACTTGGCGGGAATGGTTCGGGGGTGAGAACTTTGGTGAGAACAAGCGGGTCTGGATCAACGGTCATGACACTGTGCAGCTCATTAAAGAGACTGGCGACATTTACGGAATGGATGAGGAGTTAGCCTAATGTATACAGAGGCACAAATGAAAAAGGCGCTCGGCGCTAAACGGTGGGCCTGGGTTGCCGATTACAGTTTTGAGTGTGGGACAATCGACATTCTGTTCAAGTTGCCACTGACCACGGTTCACGGCACAACCTGTTATGTTTGCCAGCCTTTCGATCAAGAGATGACCAAGAAGGCGGTCATTGACGAGATCAAATACGAGATAGACACGGCAAGCTACGATTGGGACGCTTGCCCATATGACAGCAATGGAAATATCAAGGAGGTAAAATAATGGCTAGATTCAAACCAACACGGGAGTTTTACATTCCCAAGGGCGGGGTCAGAGTCGCTGACAAGAAAAGCACCGCAGTGTGCTACATGATCGGCAAGAACGATTACCATGTGGTCATGGGGTTTGCCGGCAAGCGGCAGAAGCCAGACTTTCACTATCGGTTCACGACTCTGGAAAACGCCCAGGCATACGTTGCTAAGTTCTTCACCGATGTGCAAGCAGCCGAGGATTACAAAGCCCAGGCCAAGCAGCGGGACACTGACCGGCTTGCCAAGATGCGGGACAAGGTAAAGGTCGGGGATATCTTCTATACCAGCTGGGGCTATGACCAGACCAACATTGACTTCTACCAGGTTGTAGATCGGACAGCTGCCACGGTCGAGGTCGTCAAGATCGGCAAGAACTGTGTGGACAGCATGACCGGCGTTGACATGGTGGTTCCAGACCCTAACCCGATGGTCAAGTGGGGCGACACAATCAAGCGGAAGATCAACACCACTGGTTTTAAGATCGCCAGCTACGCCTACGCTTACCCTTGGGATGGTGAGCCAAAGCATGAGACAGCGGCGGGGTGGGGACACTAGATGCTAGAGTTTATCAAATGGTATCTCGACAATCAGGCCGAGATCGAAGGCACGGAGAGCAGCAACGCTGCTCCTGCCAAGATCATCACTGAGCTGAAAGAGCGCACCTGGGCAATGACCCATGAGCAGCGTTGGATCGTTCACCAAATATTTGCGGAGGTAAAATAATGACTTTGATTGAACAGGCATTAGAAAACGCAGCGTTAGCGACTATTGACGCAGCCAAAGTAATGAAAAAACAAGAGGCCAAAACGCAAGACTATCAAGCCGTGTTCTGGCACGCCAACAAACTTTTTGAACTGATGCGGGAATACGAAAAGGAGACTGCATAATAATGACCCTGTATAGGGAAATATACAAGAAAGCCCAGGAGCTGATGGTTATGGCCATGCAGAACGATAACAAAGAGCTGCTAACCATTGCCATGAATCTGGGAATTTTAGCTGACAAGATGGAAAGGAAAGCTAATGCAAAAGGGTGATTTAATCGGAGCAGTGATTCTATTCCTGTTCATTATGGGTTGGATTGATTGGCTTTGGATGTTCGGAATCGAGGACAGCCGGTCATATACCTGGTGGAGTTTAATAGCAATGGGAGCAGACTTATGGAAGTAGATATTAAAACAATGTACCACCGCAATGCGCCAGACACGGAACGCGAAGCGGCAGAAAAAATAGCACCAAGAGTCACTGGCTTGCGACTCAAGGTGCTAAGTGCGTTGGCCGATAAGGGAGAGATCGGCGCAACGGGGGAGGTAATCACTAACATTCTGGGCGAATGGCTTTACAGCGTCAAGCCCAGGATCACCGAGCTGGCAAGATATGGTTTGGTCGAGGACAGCGGCAGACGGGTTATGAACAGCCGCAAGCGTAACGAAATTGTATGGAAGATAACAGAATCAGGAAGGAACTTTTTGGATGGCTAAACTATCACCGAACACGCATCTTTCGGGCAGCGTTATACCCGCCTGGCTTGGCTATAGCCAATGGGATAGCCCGTATGAGATTATAGATAGGGCAAAGGATGCCGTAAAAGGCATACAGCCGGCGCCCCTGGACAGCTTGCCGGCAGACATTGGTACAGCTGTTGAGCCTATTATTTTGAAGCGCGGCTTGTCGATGTTGGGGTTTCATTTCGATGAGATGATAAACCACACAGAAAACGGAGAGTTGGCAGCAAAGAAACATCCAGAGATGGAGCTGTATTATTCAGATGATGGGTTGCTGCCCTTGGCCAAGCCTCAAAAGATATACAGCAATGAAGGCCAGGGCATCACTGTTATGAACCAGGACGGAGAGATCACGCTCGATGGCCTGGTCATTCTTGAAGCCAAGTATACGACAGTGCCAGAAAAACCAAACGATCCACCATTGCACCGAGGCCCGTTGCAGCTGCAAGCGGGTATGATGTGCCATGATGCAAAGTTTGGTATCCTGTTTACTTGCTATGCTGGCCGGAAGATTACTATCCATATCTTTGAACGGCACGAAGCAGCCGTTAAACAGATCACCGAATCTGTGGCAGAGTTTGAACAACACATGGCAAACGGTACTTACCCAGCGCCAAAGACCGCAGAAGAAATGGCGCAGTTTTACACTGAGCCAGTTGAAGAACCTATCGAGCTTGATCCTGATTTGATTGATTCGGTATTGTCCATTGATGATGCCAATGAAGCAATCAAGATCGATCAAACAATGAAAGACACGCATGGCCAGTATTTGATGGGGGCTATGGGCAACCATACAAAGGCTACCATTGTCGATAATGAAACCGGCATCGCCTACAATGTGGCATGGCCATTCCGTAGAACCAAGGCAAAGCCAGCTGAGTGCTGCCCGTCTTGTAACCATGAATTAAAACCAGCCGTTCCAGAATCAGAGGCACGGCAGAAAACTGTAACAGTAAAGAGGGTCAAATGAACAAGTTACCAACACTCGCACCGCAAACCATGAGCGAAGCTATGGAGTTTTCCAAGATGGTGGCCAGCTCCGGCATGGTTCCAACCAACTACAAAGGCAAGCCACAGGACGTTCTTGTGGCCGTGCAATGGGGCTATGAGCTGGGGCTGCAACCACTGCAAGCATTGCAGAACATTGCAGTTATCAATGGCAAGCCCAGCGTCTACGGAGATGCAGCCCTTGCCCTGGTCAAGAATGATCCGCGCTGCGCTGGTGTATCCGAATGGGTTGAGGGTGAAGGCGACAAGCGCACCGCCTATTGCAAAGTAAAGCGCCGGTATCAAGAAGAAATCGAGGAAACAACAAAGAGCTTTTCGGTTGAAGATGCAAAACGGGCGCGGCTATGGGGAAGGCAAGGCCCGTGGACACAATATCCTGATCGGATGTTGACCATGAGGGCGCGAGGCTTTGCCTTGCGTGATGCTTTCCCCGATGCGCTCAAGGGTGTGGTCACGGCAGAAGAAGCCCAGGATTATCCAACAGAGCCGGTAAACGTAACGCCACCGGCCAATCCATTGGATGCAATCGAGGCGCCACAGAAAGCCCCAGAACAGCCAGAAGCAGAAATTGTGGTAGAAGATGCCCCAGAGATCATAGAGCCGGTTGAGGAACCGCCTATGGCCGAGGAACCAGCTGTTAGTTATCAGATGGTATCTGCAACAGGCAATAATGTTGGCGATCCATGCAACAGCATAGATGATTTTGCCAATGCGTTCTTGAAGATGATGACAACTTACAGCCAAGCAGAGAAAACTGCATCAGGCAAAGAGCTGCCACCACGCGAAAGAATGACAATGCTCAAGCAGCTGCGTCAGAACAACCAGGCAATCCTCGATCAGCTGGATGAATCCGGCATGGAAATTGTCACCGAATCATACAAGAAACATCTGGCTAGATTAGGAGCCGCAACATAATGGAAAAGTTTAATCTGACAGAAAAACAGAAACAGGTATTTGATTACATCAAGCAGCATTTTGATGAGGCCGGCACAATGCCAATGCACAAAGATATAGCTGCAAAGTTTGATGTGTCGATGCCTACCATTGCAAAGCATCTGATGGCCATCGAGCGCCGTGGCTGGATCAAACGGGCTAAAGGTCTAAAGAACGGGATGACTATATTAGACTGATAGCTTGCTCTTTGGTTTCCTCGTTGCGGCGAGTCCAACCAGTGCCAAACGTATCAAAGGTACTTAGCTTCTCATAAAAGTTCTGGCGCTTTTGATAGATGCCCTCGATTAATTCGAGGGTGTCTTTTTTTGCGACAGCTGCAAGCGTAACAGGGCCGATGCCGCCATCAGCTGCTACGCCTATTTCACGTTGTAAGGCTCTCGCAGCACGGCCAGTTCCAGAATTGACAGCCCAATCAAATATAGACCAATCAAGACCAGAAGGCAGTTTATCACCAGCAATACGGTTCCAGTATTCCTCACGATAGATTGCCTCGACATGATTATTAGGAATGTTACGCATCAATTCTTCTGTGATTTCCGTATCAACATCCATCACTTCATTGAGCCAGCGCCCGTATGTAGCCGCTGTTATCCCCTTGTTTGTCATGCCGCCTGGATCATCAGGATGATCGACAAAGCCGCCTTCATGCTTTAGCAACCACTCCAGGCATTGCTCAAAGTTACTTCGCATTTTTACCTTTGGCTTTTTTCATCCGCATCATGGCCATCTTTTTTAGATTCGGGTTTGCCTTATCTGCTTTTGATGGCCGGCCAACTTTAGAACCGTATGTTCCTTTTCCCATAGGCATAGTTTTATCCTTTCAAAATATCGGCATCAGCTTTCCTTGCGCCGCCTTTGCCTGTTGCTGCCGACTTTAGCCGGCCCATAGCCCATTGATGGGCAGAAACTTTTGGCCTACTGCCAGAGCTGTAGTAAGCGCCAAGACCGCGTTTATAAATCTTTTTAGCCTTGTCCATGCCGCCTACTTGCTTCACTAGATTGGCTGGTAGCTTCATCGCTTTGACCTTTCCTTGCTGATTTTGTCCATCATGGCCGGAGTCAGTTTGCCCATCCGATATAACGCCCTGGTGCGTAGAATCTCTTTCCTGGTAGCATCGGGATTAGATGAGCCGGCAACATACTTTTTAGGAACACCAGACTTTTCGTCTTTTGCTACCTTGGGAAACTTTCGTTTCATTTCTTAAAGCCTTTCAATCCCCTCAAACCGAATGATGCACCGATACTAGCATAAACTGCCCATTGAAACCAGTCAGGGGTATTTGACAGAGCCTCAAATCCACGATCCACATAGGGCTGAGTAAATGGTATGAAGCACATGGCAATGATAACAATGAATAAGATTGTCCAGGCCTCATCTTTCCAGCTGTTGTCGCTGGCTTGAGCCATAATCTTTTCCCAGCCAGCTTCATGGGTAGCAGCTGTAACCATAACTTGCGCTTCTGCTTCGGCTTTTGCTTTGGCAACAACGCCTTTGGCTTTGGTCTGCTCTACTTTCGATTCCATCCAGGAACCGGCTAGTGAGGCGATAGGCCCGATCAATGCTTGAATCATGTGCTTAGTCTCCCTTTCGGCAAAGCCTGACATTTCCACGATACTGGCTTGTAGCCTTTCATGTGTATGTAAACGCTTCTTGACATCTCCATAGCTCTAGCCTCGCATCTTTCGTAGGAACTATACGGCCCCCGTTGGTCTTCTAGCTGCCAACATTGAGTCGGTTCAAAAACCATACAAGCAAGAACAAGGGCTTGAAACATATCACTCCATTACTTTTTGCTCATCCATACAGACGTACCCATGTAAGCACCAACAATGCCAGCGCCAGCCAAATAAAATAAATTACTGATATCGCCCAGGGCATTGACACGCTCGATATCTACAAAGAACATGGCCAGGGTAAATGCACCCATTGAAACAAGAGTGGCTGTTGCCATGCGCCGCTGAGCAAGCAGCTTGCGTAGCTCTGCTTCCTCTTGCTTCATCTCTTTTGCATGAGCCAGTTCTTCATCAGTAATTATGCCATCACCATCAAGATCATACTGAGAATATGTTGTATCTTTTTCAAACTTTTTTGTCATATCACAAACGCCCTTGCTACACTGACCATTAAGAAAATAAACAAACCTACAGCTATGACAATGATTGTTCCAACAAGAACAACCTGTTTCATCGTTTCCTCAAACTCTTTGGCTTCTTGTATTTTCTTACGCCTAGCTGCCGCTGCTTGTTCTTTGGCCTCTTGGATGCGCTTTGCTCTCTCAGCTATAATGCCAGCCCACGTTCCATGTCCAAAACGCATATCAACCATGGTCGCTACCTCTTGTAGCTGTTCCGCAGCGAGGCGCGCGTCTATGATTTCCTTCGCTACAGTATCAACACCAAACTGATCGCCCAAACCAGTGCTTGATTTTTTAGCTCTGGCTTGTTGGGCTTCCTTTTCGCCACGAAACAAATCATCTATCTGGCTTGCGATCTGCCCAATATCCTGGGCGGTGCTAATATTTTCTTTTATGAATTTTACGGATTGCTGCACGAGTGCAATACCAGTAAGCACCTCGGCAACAACCATATCAGCCTCGCATAATCATGCTCAAGAGTAAGACGATCATGGTAGCAGCTGTACCAATCATAATTTGCTCAATACGTTTGATACGGAGAATGGTCTCTTTCCATCTCTCCGCGCATACGGCTTCATGTGTATTTATCTGAGCCTGAACTGATGCAGCTGTTGGTTTGCTCATTTAATTATTCCGTTGTCCATTAACCGTTGTCTCCAGATGTGATATTTGTTCCGCCAGAAACATCAATGCCAGTAGCCGTATTGTGGGTCTGGTTACCATCAACAGTTATGTTGCCGCCATCAATGTCCATTGCAGTGTCGCCTGAGTTAATGCCATAAATTGAATTGCCAACAATTGTTCCATAGTTAGTGCCAGCACCAATTTCAAAACCAGTGCCGCCAGCTAATTTTACAACATTGTTATTGATGGTAAAGAACTGGATGCTTTTTGAATTACTGCGGTGTAAGTAAATGCCATAGGTATCAGTCTCATCAATCGTATTGCCAGAAATCACTAAGTTGCTGATTGTTTCTTCGTTGGCGTGAACCTCAATGCCGTATTCAAAATCGCCGTTCAACTCCATCATCGCATTATTGCTGATGATCAATGACCTCAGTTGATTGCTATTAGTGTCGCCATAATTACAAATAATTCCTCGACCACCTGTCCTCATATTTTTAATTGTGTTGCCAGTAATCACAGCAAACTTTTCACGGTTCGGGCCTTTAGCCGCAAAAACAGCAATGCCTGTATCGTATGATCTATCAATCATATTATTAGTAATGACACAGCTACCGCCCCGATAGTTAATGCCATTTTGACCTGATGACAGTCCGGCATGATCGCCAGCCGCAATATAGTTTTCTGTGATTATATCGTCACAAGTTCCTTGGTGACCATCAATAGCTTGCTCAACTGATCCCCTAAAAGAGCAACGCGATACTTTTGTACCTCTTGACACAAGATCACCGCCCCCAATAACAGCACCGTGTTTGCAAAAAATAAAATTACAGTTATCTACAACACAGCCATAACAACCATCAACAAATGTCACACCATACCCAAGTCCAGTATTATCATGCTCTAAGAACTCACAACCCTCAACGCGAGCATTGATACTTTCTGCAATTCGCACACCACGGTTTTGCCATTTTTCTGTGCGTACATTCCTGACAATAGCATTGCGTGTAGACTGTAGATTGATTGCTGTGGTTCTATTTGAATTATCGTTGTTACCAATCAAACGCAGATTTTCAATGACCACATTTTCATTTGGTGTCATTACGTCAACAACACCAGTTGAAGATGTGTAAGTATCTTCAGCCGCAGCCTGTAGAGTAAATTGAGTTGCGCTATCAATACTGCGAATTACAGCATACTCACTTTTCTTTGTTGAAGTCTCATCAACGCCATCACCAAAGTTCACATTCGGATCACGCAAATAAATTACATCATTCGCCGCAAGGTTGGTTGTGCTTACAACAGTAATCTGATGGTCGCCTCGGCTTACTGTGGCATTGATGTCTGCCTGACTTGTAGAAATCCCACTAGCCAAAAACAAACCAACAGAGTTATCTGATGGGGTTTGACCGCCACCAGTTGACACCTGATTGCTAAAATCAAGTGTACCATTTCGGATTGTCATGTTTGCGTAAATAGTCAGGCTGGTGTCGATGCGGTAGGTCTTGTCGCCAAGTTCTAGGATGCCGCCGCCAGCCGTATTGATAGCATTGATTGCGTTCTGCATCGCAGTGGCATCATCAGTTGAGCCATCGCCAACCGCATTGTAATCCGCTGGTATGTATATTCTGGTATACGCTCGAAGGCTGGCATCTAAGCCAGTCTCATCAATCAAGCCCTGCGATACTTTAGTGAGTGCCATTTATGCCTCCAACGCGGTTATGCGTGCCTCAAGTTCTTGTATGGTTGCCACGAGAAGCGGCACAAGTTTTGATTGGTCAATACCCTGATAGACTGCGTTACCTTCAGCATCCATCTCATCTTTGACCCCAAAAACAGATTCTGGCACATGAGCTTCAACCTCATGCGCTAAAAAACCATCAACAGTTTTGCTGGCATCAGCAATGAAGTTAAACCGTACAGGGTTGAGTTGTTTGAGGCGATCAGTCGCGCCAGTAATTGCAGTTACATTTTCTTTGAGCCTGTAGTCACTAGATGTAACATAAGCCACGCTTGTTCCATCACCGGTAATCTTACCTACATTTGCGCCATTGCGGTAAAACAGAATAATGTTTCTGCTGCTGGTGTCTGCTTCAGATCGGTTGATCTGCATAACCTCTTGACCAGTTGCAGCTATCTTCGTTCTACCGCCAGCTTCAACATAAACACCAGCATCGCCAGTATCGTTTAGATCAGTGTCAACGGTTCCAATAAGTAACCCGCCACCAGCAGGGATACGCATTTTTTCAGAAGGTGCGCTATTCTGGCTTGTTGATGTAAAGAAAGCCATCTGGCCTTGTGGATATTGACCATTGATTTGCGCCTGTGGGAATTGAGCCACGATGCTTGCGCCAGCATAGTTCGGCGCACCGTCACCATCTTCTCTTGCAAAATGTAATCCAGCGGTATTGTTTGCAGTACCATCGCCATTTGCAATTACCAATGCTGCGTTGGTATTCCCGCTAATACTCGTTGAACTGCTATTGCCGGTTACAACCAATTTTGCGTTGCCACCTGTAGTATTGAACAAAGCAGTTTCATCTGTGCCTATGCCAACTCTGTCATTTGTTCCATCAGCAAAAATTAAATGAGTATCGTTGTCACCCTCAACCCGAAAGTTAACAGCCGCGCCGCTTTCGTTTATAGTTACTGCGCCATCAAGACCAACGGCAGATGCAGTAAGAGTTCCGTCAACCGTTACATCGTTGAAGGTTGGGTTTCTTCCAAATATACCGCCAGTTTTTTTGATGGTCATTATGCGTCCTCCGCACCAGAAAAGTCATCTAGGGTTTTGAGATGCAAGTAGGCTTGCTTAATAAAGTTGTCTGAGCCATCAGTAACGTCAGGCACAAAAGAAATAAATTTTGTTTTAAATGCTGGCCTGTCTGCGTTAAAAGCACCCTCGCTTTGATAATAACTAACAGCAGCTTGAGCAAAGTCTTTTTTGCATTGCAGACTGTCAACTCGTATGTAAGCCACTGGCACGGCAACATCTATGCCGTGTGCAGAACTATAATTTGTTGCCATTGAAAGAGCCATCTCTTATCTCCTATACTTCATAATAGCGCATACTAGGCGCAGATGAATAAGTTACCTTTAAATACATTCCACGCGGTAGATTAAATATGCCGTTTGCCGCACCAACATCATAATATGTTGAGCCATCGTGAGAAATCTGTGTGTTAGCTGTAAGTGTACCAGCTTGAACAATTACCTGTTGATCTCTTAATAAAGTATTTTGATGAACAAATGGTGAGGCTCCAACAGATATTGCAGTCGATGCGGCAATAGGCTTTGCACCAATCCATTGATTAGATGTTTTGTTTGTTGCTAAGTTATTATAAGCAGCGGTTGAGCCTTGCAACAAAGAACTGATGATTGTGCAGTTAGCAGCGGACGACTGCAACACAAGACCATAAGTTGCATTGGCATTTTCGTTGGCAATTTTTAAAACAGCTTGATCCTCAAAAACATTAAAGTCTGAGCTTGCGCCGCTATTGCTGTTTGAAACAATTTGGTATGTATTACCAGACGCAGTTGCTGCGTGCGCTGATGTTGTTCCTATTTGAACGCCAACGCCTGTTTGATTGTGAACGTGTTGACACTTAATGTAGTTATTAGCGAAGGGTTTGTTTGCTGCGCTGTTTTGTATCCAGATACCAGCAGTGGTTGATGCCGTGTTTTCTTGATTAATCTCATCAAAAATAAATGTACTGTTTACAATGCCATTGTTTGATGCATGTGTTCCTGATGTTGGAACAAACCGCACAACAGCCCCAGCGTCACTGGCTTGTGCGCTGTTGTTGATGTTTACTACAGTTGTAATGTGGAAACTACTGTCAACGATTTGATGTACAAATGTATCAAGTGGGCAAGAATTGGTTGGCTCAAAAACCAATGCAGTGCCAGTGCCGCCGTTAACTATTTGGCAACCTTGCAGCCTCACATCAACCATCATGCAGCTATCAAAAGTCACACATGAATTAGTTCCAATGCCACTAGTAAAGTTTAAAGTTACTGCGCCAGAGGTTACCTTCTTGCCTTGCATTGATGGGAACGCAAGAGTGGTTGATAAATTGTAAACAATCGCGCCGCCTGTTGAAGCCTCACCACCAACAATGTGCAAATCATGATCGCCTGATCCAGCGGTTCCATCACCACAAGCGTAATTAACAGCCTCTTGTAAACCAGATGTTGTGCTTGAACTTACATCAAGCCAAGTGCCATCGGGCTTTAACACATTAGAGGCGTTAGTAACTGGCGGGAACACGGTCACAGTATTAGGTCTGGCATTGCTTAAAATCTGTGGCTGCAATGTGCCATCCAACTTTATAACGCCCGCGCCGTAGTATGTTTTGTCAAGCGCAAGACTATTAACTACATATGTGCCAGCCGGAACATGAATAAACGAACTGGTTGCTGCTTCAGCGGAAGTAAATGCTGCGGTATCGTTAGTGGTTCCATCGCCAGTCGCACCAAAGTCTTTGACCGACACAACATCTTGCAGCTTGTTCTCGACTGTGCGTGTCTGTGCGCCAGTGCCGCCTTGATTGTAATCAACATTACCAGCATCACCAGCAATCGTATCGAGCGCATTACCAATGATAACTTCAATCTGCGAGTTTAGCGGTGGGGCCTCAGTGAATGTCAGGGTGTTAGCAGACACAGAGAAGCTAGACTTTAGCTGGTAAACGCCATCAATGTAGATTTGTGCGTTGTTCTTTGATCCAGCCTCTACAGTGGTCGTGAAGGCTGTCTGAGAGCCATCGCCAGTAAATGTGTTGTTGGTAAAGTTAGCACCCACCACTGCGCCAGCAGCGAGGGCTGATGCGCTTTCTACGGCGATATTGCCAGAGCTATCGAACTTTAGGATTTTGTCGGCGCGATCTGCAACAGATGGTACTTCCAGAGTCTTGTCAGCATCACCAGGATTTACTCTAATCGTCCTAGAGAAACGCTCGTCCAGCTGTTGAGACATGATAACATTACTGTCCAGCTGTTCATTCAAGCTCGATGCCAGTAGATCGCCAGCCGTTACAAAGTCTGTTGTCCTGGATAATTCACGGCCACCAATGAGCGTGAAAACATCATCAGCAACAAGGGCTGTACCGTTGCCGCTGCCGGTAAGCGTTACGCTGCCAGTGCCATTAGCATCTATTGAAACCGTGTAATCCGTTGTTAACGTCAACAGTGTTCTGTTCTTGTAAACAACGATATCGGTATCTTGGAGAATGTTGAATGTAAACGCAAAAGGGCCAAGGCCAGTGTTACCAGTGAACTGGACTCTGCGTACTACAGGGTTAATTGCGATATCGGCCATTTAGTTTCTCCTGAATCCGATGCTTATAAATACCATATTTAGCGTGTCTGTGCCAGAATATTCTCAATATCTGGCGCCCTACTAGGTTCGGTCTTTCCTGGACGCCACCAATAACGCTGCCCATATTCTCTGCGATATCGGCTCTCAAGCCTTCTCATATTAGACCTGGCTTTAGGATCAGCATAAAGTAATAGCTGGTCAGTGACCATTCGCTCTAGTCCTAAACGTGCATACCACAATGAGCTGCCTGGTGTGTAACGACTAGCAAACTTGATTGTTTCGCGCGCGATGTTTGTGTCATCGCCTTTGGCTGCTTGTATCAGATTACCTATAGTAAGTTTTCCAACATCATCAACAAAACCAACCACGGGGCCGGCCACTGTTTCCGCAAGACCACCGCCAAATCTATTTTCTGAACTAGAAATGAAATCACCAAATATACCTATGCCACCACCTTGCAAGAAAGCTGCAAGCCAGAAAGCATTATCTGTCATAGGACGCGGATCACGGCCTTTGCCCATCTCTTTTAGTTGGATTGCCAGAGCGCCCATAACTGTCGTGCTGATAATCAGATCAGCAAGATACTTGCCCTTTGCCTTTGCGCCTTCTTGAGTAACGCCACGCATCAAATGAGTGTTGACCAAAGTAACGCCAAAGTTTTTATACATGGCAAAGCTGCGTGATAACTCACCTGATATTGTGCCTGGTCTGGTTTCGCCCGTTAGTGCTACACGGCCACGCAAGCTCGATGATGGAACAGCAAAGTTTGTCTCTGTCTCGATCATCTCCATCATGCGTGTAGCCAAATCCCTGGCCAGTGTGGGATCAATATCTGTCCTGGCTTCAATATCTTCTGCCCGTAGGAATGTTGCGCCTTCATGGTCATACAGTTCTGTAGAGCGCATGATATCCCATTTATCAGAACCAATGTTATAACGCTCAAGAGTAGTGCGTAACGGTGTGTCTAGTTCATCAAATGTCTTTGCTGTATTGTCGGCCAACGTGCCAAGAAACTCCATGCCAAAAGCCCAGCGTCCAGCCTGAGTGAATGGTGATAGGAAGGATGCTCTCATAACAAAGTCAGCGATGCGCCTGGTTACTTCTGGCCCTGATATATCACCTACATAACGCATCTGAGCTGATGCTAGACTAGACCAGCCCTCTGCAATCAAACCAAGACGGATAGCAGTCTTGCCTCTTTCTTCAGCGCCTAGTGGCATCAATAGTTTTAGATAGTCTGTGATTGTCTTTGCTTGAGGCAAACCGACAAAACCTCTAGCCATGCGCTGAAAGTTTACGTCTGTGATAGCTGATATCGCCGCAGCTCCGAGCTGCGCTGATTGCAACACCTGGCGCAATCCAGCAAATGTGGACATGACACGGCTATCAATCGGTGAATTGTTAGCGCCTGTAACAGCCATATAAAAAGTATCTAGTTTTGCAGCTGATTTTCTAGCAGCATTTTCCATAGCTTCATCGCCAGCCATTGCTGCTTGTTTTTGAGCTGTTTGCTTTAGGAAATTAACTGTTGCCCGTGGGTTCGGCCCAAGTATCTCCATCAATGCAATATCTTTGGACATACTCTTGATATGGCCAAACATCGTATCAAATGGATTATCATTGCCAAACTTTTCCTGATATTGAAGCCAGCTGTCGGCATCTTTAAATACCAGAAAGCGATGGTCTGTCCGGCGCTTGGCAATAGAACGACCCTGACCTGTTGCGCCAGGATTCATTTTATTGAAACCATCAGTGCGGATTGTCTCATATACATCACGCAATGCTAGTTCCATTTTCTCAGGAGTCATTGGTAAGCCGGTTTGCTCATCAATCATTTTGCCAGCATTTAATCGTGGCTGAATAAACTCTCGCCATTCGTTAAATGTTGCGCTACGCACTCTAACAGTACTGTGCATTTGTGGCATACCCCAATCACGCCTAGACGGTACTTGACCGCCGGCAGAATTGAAACGCTTACGGAGATAATCCGATGATTCAGACCAGGCTTGTGCCATCTCTCTAGCGCTGGCATCACCTGTATCTTCACCAAATACCTCACGCACCATATTCTTGAGCTGCGCTTTATTTCTTGTCTGGCCAATAATATTGCGCCGGAATGTAGCTAACACATCATATAGCTTGCGTGTCGCTGCCCGTTCTACAGCTGCCTCACGCTGTACCACGCTCGAATACCTAGATAAGCCATCAGTATCAAACAATGCTTCAGCTGCTTTGCCATAATTAACATTGCCGCGAATATCACGATATTCATTCAGATTATTTGTAATCTGTTTCCAGTTCTGGATTTGCAAACCTCTACGGCGTTTGCTTTCTGTAGCAATGCGCTTCAAAGAATCAAACGCATCTCGCGCAGCTTGTGATTGAGCTGCACCAGGAGCCATGCTGCCTTGATATTCTGCTTCTAAATCATCAAACAATGTCCTGGCTAGGCCAGCTTGCTCTTGAGTGATCGTGCCTTCTGCTTGGGCATTGTCTATACATTCACGAAAACTCATGCCGCGCATCCTTCTAAACGATCTAACATCTTTTGATCTTGGTCTATCTCATTGCGAATATCGCGTAATGTCATTGTTTGTGCGACTACTTCGCCATCATCACCGATACGCTCTGCAACAGGTATTTCCAAATCAAGTTCTAGCTCTGATTCAGTTTCGCCAATACGCCCCGTACTAGGTTCTTCGCTAACGGCTCTTGCGCCAAGCTCTCCGCTTTGTCCTCTGCCTTCTGAAACTCGTAAGTCCGTTCCTTCCAGTAGGTTCCTGGTGTCTTCGAGGACGGGCTTTTCTGCATCTCGTCCGACATTGTTGTCAATTCTGGTGTAGCCATCTGCCACTCCTTCCTGTTTTAATGTATCATATGTCTTTGATGGATTGTCGCCAACAGCGCGAACATAATCTGGATCAATCAATCTACCTGTATTTACAAAACGCAAATACATACGCCGTCGCGCTTCACCGTATTTGACTGCCATATCCATAATGTCAATCTCATAACCAGCATCACGCATCCTTGTAATCAATCTTCTGATGCTATCTGGACT